AATCAAACAATCACAACTGGTGGTGGTGGTGCAATCAATTATGAACAAGCACTTGATGTACATATGTCACACGATTCACAGGAATCTTGGGCAAGAATGCAGAATGTGACTGAAGGTGTTTTTCAAGTTATCATCTTAGATAACAATGGAGTGTATTATTTAGCAGGTGTAGATAATGGAATCAGCGTTACTGGTGGTACTTATGCACATGGTGGTGATGTAGCTTTCACAGACTATGTTGGTTATATTATGCAAATGGTAGGTTCTGAACCTTTCCCAGCATTCAATTTATCAACGGTTGATCCATTCACAAATGCATTATTTTCAACAGAAATTGGGTTGAATGTAGCTACATACAATGACCCACAATTATAGTTGATAGCTTTACATTAATAAAAAAACAAGATGGTGGTGGTTAATTCCATCACCATTTTTTTATATCTTTACTTTATGAGAATTAAAAAAGAATTTATTGGAAGCACAATTCACAAAGGTCGTGTGAAAATTCAACTTCGTGAAGTTGTAACAGAAGCAACAATGGAGAGATTGAAAGCTGAATTCCCACAATTTTTAGAAGAAGACAAACCAAAGAAGAAAAAGAAAGATGTTACATCTTAGAAGTTCAAATGGTTTTCAGAATGTGTTTTCATTAGATGTATTTTCAAGTGTCTTTGCAAACACCATTTCCAATTTTGGAAGAGAAATTCCAGAAACAAGACAATACACACCAAACTTTAATTCTGATTATACTGGATTTATTTATTATATACAATTAATTGACCAGCTTACACAAGACATTTATTGGGCTGAATTATATTATAATAATGCAGGTAATAAATATCCAAGAGCAATGCAATTCAAAATATATCTTGATGAATTTGTTGGTGATTATCATGTGAATGTTAAAACAACTGGACTTTTTGATTATGAAATTTTTTTTGGTCAACGAGGTGCAACAAATTCAGATGATTCATTAATTAATGGAATGGTTGCAAATGGAATGGCACTTGTTCACAATGACAATTTCAAAAATGACTACTTCCAGAATTCACAGAATGGAGTAGAACCAACTATAATTCCACCTTCAATATCATACAATGGCTAAAAAGACACAACCATCTTCAGAATATATGTTCAATTCTATGGGTTCAAGTTATTCAATGACCGATTCACAAGAAATTGAAAAGCGTGGTTCTGATTTCATATGGTATGGGGCAGACAATTTGTTCCCACAGCACACAATAAACTTGTATCAAAATTCAGCAACACAAAATGCTTTGGTGAATTCAATTTCAGCTTGGATTTACGGAGGTGGTGTTGATGCAACAAACAAAGATAAACATCCAGAAGATTGGATGAAGTTCAACAAATTAATAAATCACAAAATTGGAAAGAATGACATCCAATTGATGTGCATGGATTTGAAACTTCATGGTGGTTTTTACATATCATTAAGTTATTCTGTTGACAGAACAGAAATTGTTGAAATGGAAGTGTTGCCCTTTGAAACAATGCGTTCAGGTGTTACAAATGAAGATGGTGAAGTTGATTGGTATTATCATTCTTATAATTGGGATGCTGGAGCAAGGGCTAAGTCAACACATCATAGAGCATTCAACCCATCTGAAAAAGCTACTTATCCAAATCAAGTGTTGTGTGTGAAGATGAATTCTGTTGGTTCATACTATTATCCAAAGCCAGATTATATTGGAGCATGGAATTATATTGAACTTGATGTGAATGTTGCACAATTTCATTTATCACAAATTGAGAATGGTCTTGCACCAAGTTTCATCATCAGTTTTGCAAATGGAATTCCACCACGACAAAAGCGTGAAGAAATAAAAAGAACTATTGAAGCTGAACTTTCTGGTTCAAGAAATGCTGGAAAGTTTCTTTGTACATTTTCTGATGGTAAAGATACAACACCAGAAATCCAAGCAGTTCCATTGTCTGATGCAGACAAACAATTCCAATTCTTATCAACTGAAATTACTTCAAAGATAATGGTTGGAAATCGTGTTGTATCACCAAGATTATTCGGTGTCAATACTGATGGTGGTGGACTTGGAAACAATGCTGAAGAATTACAAATTGCATCTGCAATATTTGAGCAAACCGTTATTGATCCATTTAGGGATGTAATCATTGATGCTTTGAAATTGTTAATGGCTGAAAGTGGTGTGAATTTGGACATATTCTTTGAACCATTTGACTTGTTCAAGACTGAATTTACAAACACAGAAGCAGAAGTGATTGATGATGAAATTGCAGTTGATGTGATTCCAAATGCCAAAGCAACAATATCAGATGAAGTTGGTGGAGTAGTTGAAGAAGCTGAAACAGAAAAAGTTGATGCATCTTATAATGGTGCGCAAATTAGTTCAGCAATTGACATAGTTGCAAAGGTTCAAGAAGGTATCTTGACAGAAGAACAAGCAGTTGTATTCTTGGTTCAATTCTTACAACTACCATTGGAAGTTGCACAAGGTTTCTTCAAGGGTGCTGGACAATCACTTCTTGAAACAATGTCAGCAAAAAAAAAAGATGAAAGACCAAATTTAAGTGATGAACAAGCAGAATTCTTCTTGTCTAAACTTGAAGGATGTTCAGAAGAAAATGATGGTGAAGTTTGGGAATTAATTTCTGAAGATAAAATTAATACAAAAGAAGAACTTCACAAGTTTGCAAATAAAATGCCAACTGAATCAATGGCTGATGCAGATGCAAAGTCTTCAAATGATGTTGGTCTTTACAAAGTTAGATACGCATATCAAAAGACCAGCAACACACCAAACAAACCAGGTAATAAGTCAAGAAAGTTTTGTGACCAAATGATGCAATGGTCAAGACAAGGTTTAGAATGGAGGCTTGAAGACATTAATGCAATGTCTGATTCTGGGGTGAATGGTTCATTTGCTGAAAAAGGGCAATCAAATTATCAGATTTTTGAATGGGCTGGAGGCTGCTATTGTAGACATGGCTGGTTAAGAAGAATCTATTTCAGAAAGTCAAATCCAAATGGAACATTTATGCCAAACAAAGGATTGACAAATGAAACAAGAGTTGGAAACAATCCATTTATTGTTCAAAAAGGTATAGAATCAATTGCACCTTATGATAAACCAAATCACGGAAAAGTTAATCCACCATTTATGAAATCTTAAATTATGGCACTACCAACACAAGTCATCTATATTGATGCAACTTATATGAAAGCATATTCACATCTTGATGGATCAATAGATGAAAAGGATTTGTTGCCATCAATTATACAAGCACAAGATAGTCAAATACAACCAATTCTTGGAACTGATTTGTTCAATGCTTTAAAGACAAAAATTACAGCTGGAACAATTGCTGGTAATTATCAAACACTTCTTCAAGACTATGTTCAGATGGCAACATTAAAATGGACATTGGTGAATTTTTATCCATATCTGCAAGGTAAAATTCTGAATGGAACAATTGGTTCAAGGAATGTGGACAATATTACAGCACTTTCACAATCTGAAGTGATGAGATTGGTTGACATTGAAAGAGATAATGCACAATTTTACACAGAAAGATTGATTCAATACTTGACAAATAACACTACATTGTTTCCAGAATACGCATCAAATACTGGTTCAGACATTTATCCAGAAACACAAACTTATGCAGAAGCTGGTTTGACAATTTCAGGTTCACAAAGAGGAATCAACAAATTGGCAAATTGGAATTGCAAATAAATGCCTGGCCGTAAAAAAGGTTGCAAAGGAAATCAAGAAAAAAAGAAAATTAACAAGAAATTGTTGGAACTATACTTGAAAAAAAGAAATGAAATCAACAATAAATGAATTAGCATCATTTAACACTATCAATGTTTGTGCAATATCAGTTCCATTGATGGATATAGAAAGTGTTCTGACAATACTTGTGTTATGTTCTGTCTTGATATACAATATTAAAAAGATAATGACTAAGAATGACTAAACTGAAGTATTTCAAAGAATCAGAATTTGAATGTGATGGTGTCAATTGTTTTCATGAAATGGATTCAAATCTTCTGGTCATGCTGGAAGAAGCAAGAAGCATATCAGAAACACCATTCAACATCACTTCTTCATTCAGAACAGAAGAACACAATGCAAAGATTGGTGGTAAAATGAATTCTTCACATTTGCGTGGATGTGCTGTTGATATTGCTTGTGATAATTCATCAAAAAGATTGGTGATACTTGATGCTTTGATAATTGCAGGATTCACCAGAATTGGAATCAGTAAATCCTTCATACATTGTGACAATGATATGGACTTGCCACAAGAAGTTCTTTGGTTATATTAAAAAAAATATGAAAGCAAAAATATTAAAAGAAGCACTTTCAATTCTTCCAGATTTATTGAAAGATAAGAATAAAAAGTGGTCTGCAAAAAGAACAATAAGTGGTGTTCTTGTTGGTGTGATTTCCACATATCTTCAATCAAATCCAATGTCATGGATGGTGATTGCATTTACTTTAGTTGCAGTTGCACCGTTATGCTTATCCTTTTTTGAATCAAAAGATTGTGAATGTAAGTAGTTCAATTTTCTATTCTATATAAATTATTTTTATTTAGATTAACCTAATGAGAATCAATGATTGAAACATTTTCATTAAAATACTTGTGAATATTAGTGTACAATTATTTGTACAATTAATCAAAAGGTGTATATTTGAAAATCAATAACAACTAAAAAACAAGATTATGACTAAGCAAGAATTAAAAAACAAATTATCAAACATAAAAAATGAATCGTTTGTATTGTACATAAATGATGCTATCAATTTATCATTTTTTTACGATAAAAAAGACAACACAATTAATGTTAAAAATACTGAGCATTATTCTTCTGCTGATTGTTACTTAATTACAGAAAAAAGTATTGAGCAATTATATAATTTTTATAAAGATGATTGTAAATAATAACAACTAAAAAACAAGATTATGAAATCAAGATTTGAAAAAAAGCTAAATGGACACGATATATTTATCAATGACAAATGGGTTGCATGGGTAATTGGTAGCATTAGGAATGCAAAAAAGGAATTAGAAATCATTTTAAAAAACTAAAAAGATTATGACAAATTTAGACCACATTTTTGGGGACATCACAAAACAATTGAAATCAATCAAAGCTGATAAGATGTACAAATATAAAGTAGTTGCAAGTTTCAATGGTGGAAAATTCAAAGAAGTTGAACTTTGCAAGACAGAAGAAGAAGCAATCAAGTCAATACAATCAAACACTTCAAGACATGGTCTTGGATGGGTTGTGACTTACTATAATATCGAAGACTAATGTTTGGTTCATGCTTAATCAAACAAGTTATTAAACTGGCTAATTTGAAGAATCAAGATTTGTCTATTGTTCAAAGACATCTTGCAATAAACTACAATATTAATGTTTCCGTAAAAACTTTAAAGAAAAGAAGATTATGGATGAAGATTTCAAATCAATTATGATAAAAGTTGGAACAGATTTTAGTGGAGTAGGTTCACCAGAAACTGCATTGAAAAGACTTGGAATAGAACATGAAGTTGTTTTCGCTTGTGACATTGATAAGTATGCAAGAATGTCATATGGAGTTCTGCATAATCCAAAACAGATGTTTGAAGACATCACGACAAGACCAATGGAATTTCCACAACTTGACTTATATGTTGCTGGATTTCCATGTCAATCATTTTCAATAGCTGGAAAACGAAAAGGATTTGAATGTCCAACCAATGGAACATTGTTTCACACCTTATCTGAATTCATCAGAATCAATCAACCAAAGTGTTTCATCTTAGAAAATGTAAAAGGGTTAATCAATCACGACAATGGAAGAACATTTCAAATCATCAAAGACAAACTTTCTGGAAGTGGTGGTTCAATTAATGACCAAATGTTCTTGACAGATATAGATGGACTTGGTTATCATATACACTTCAAAGTATTAAATACAAAATACTTTGGATTGCCACAGAATAGAGAAAGAATATTCATTGTTGGATTCAAAGATGCAAGAGCATTTTCATTTCCTAAGAAGATAGAATTGAAGTACAAGTTGAAAGACATTCTTCAAGATAATCCAAATTCAAAGTATCACATAACAGAAAAAGGTGTGGAACTATTACTGAACAATCAAAAGTTCAACAAGTTTAAAACATTGAACAAATATTCTGAATTGGTTGATTGTATAACTGCAAGATGTAATAAAGTTTCTAATGATAATAATTACATTGAAGTAAAAGAAAAATATTATTTGTCTGAAAATGCAATAAAATCAATAATTGAAAACACAAAGAATCTTCAAACATCAAAAGTAAATCCAGAAATTTCATCAACACTTCAGTCACCTGGCAATGCTTGTGGAGTTTACAAAGGTGCAACATTTATCAAAGTTCATTCAACACACACAAGAAGTTCAAACAGACCATCAGTTCAGAAGAACAAAAATGCTGGTGGTTCTGGACATCTTTCAAAAAGTGATGGATTGACATATTGTCTTGACACGCAAAATTCACAAGCTATTGAATCAAACAAAAGAATCAGAAGATTGACACCGTTGGAATGTTTCAGGCTTCAAGGATTTACAGATGAAGAACATTCTATGTGTGAAGAAGTTCAATCAGATTCACAACTATACAAACAGATGGGAAACACAATATCAGTTCCAGTCATTCAGGCAATACTTAAAAACATATATCATGCTTAGAAACTTTAATGAAGAAACTTGCAATTTGTCTGATGATGAATTGAAGATTGCACAAGCAGTCATGAAAGGATTAAAAAAGTATGTTGGAAAAGCAAATGCAATGACTGGTACTAAGATTTGTTTTGGGTTCAATAATTATACAAAATTCAAATTGCAAGGTGTTAGACTTCGTAAAATCATCAACCACCTAAGAAATGAAGGTGAACCAATATGTTCAAGTTCAAAAGGATATTATTATCCAGCATCAAAGAAAGAAATTACGGACACTTGTATCTCGATCCAACAAAGAATAGATTCACAAGTTCAGATTATAAACCAATTAACAAAACACATATGAAAATCAAGATAGACAAATCACAATTGATTACAACAATGGAATCTGATAAAGCATTCGCACTTAAATTCAGCAGAAATTCAGTTGATGTTTTATTCCTTCCAAAGAAATTCACAAAGTGGAAAACAATTGAAAACCGAAAAGATGGTTTTTATTGGTCAACTGATTATGAACTTGAATTCCCAGATTGGTTATTTGATAAGTTGACTGATCCAAATAAAGTAATAATAAAACTAATTCAAGACCAATGGAAACCAGACAACAATTTATAAGCAGAATGATTTGGTTGATTGCTGAAGTTAAAAAAAGCAATCATGATGATTCTAATATACTTTCTTTATTGGAATTTGAATTAAAACAAAGGGAAACTAACTTAGTTTATAATGTAAAAAATAAAGTTATTACAAAAATGAATCTTAAAAACAATAAGGATGTTAATACTTTGGGCATCATTAATATTGGAATAGAAGAATTTACAAAAATAATAAGTGATATGTAAGAAAATTAATACTATATTTGTATTATTAATCACACACTAACAACTAAATCAAATTATTATGTCAAGATTATTCAATCAATTTATGGAAAGGGCTTTTAATGGAAATGCATATTGCCAGGAACAAGAACTTTCAATGCAAATGAATGCAGACCATGAGCAATGGACAACTGAAAGAAAGAAATGGACTGATGGTGAAATTACTTTATTCAATGGTGGAACCGTTGAACAATGGGTTGCATTAGGCAGACCAAAAAACGAAAATCAATTTAACAAACAATAAGATGGAAATCAAAAAAAGTAAAGTAAAAAGCAATCAATCAAGTGGTTCATTAGATTTATCACATGGAACATTCTTTAAGTTTGAAATTAGCTTTGAAGATGGAACAATTGGTGAATACCTTTCAAAAACACAAGATGGTGGAAACAAGAACTTTCCAATTGGAATGGAAAAGGAATTTGAAGTGACAGAAAATAAGTATGGAAAGAAAATCAAACCACATTTTGCACAGAAGTCATTTACACCACAAGCAAGTGGAACAAGTACAAATCCAGACATTCAAAGAATGATTGTGAAGCAGTCATCATTGAAGGTTGCTGCCGATATATGTATTTCAAATAAGAACACATCTTTAACTATGATTTTTGCAACTGCAAATGAAATTGTTGATTGGGTAATGGATGATAAATCGGTTAAACCAAAACCAATTGCACAAAAGCAATTTGAAGAAAGTACAACAGATACATATCATAAACCATCAGAAGCAAATGATTTACCATTCTAAAATATGAACAACTGGATAACCAAAAATAAAGCTGAACAATTGTTCAAGGATTTATTCGATACAAAAAACAACATGGCAAAAGAATTGAACATTTCAAGAAGCACCTTGAATGTTCATCTTGCTAATGCTGAAAAAATGAATTCACAGATAAAGAAAATAGCAAAATTGAAAAATATCTCTGAACTTTCAGTTTTCAAAGCAATCAACACTTGATGGAATATTCTTTTAACACAGATTATGCACAAGAATTTGGTGTCAATGAAGCTATCATGATTAAGAATTTCCAATTCTGGATTCAAAAGAATTCAGCAAATAAGAATTCAAAGCATGATGACAGAACTTGGACATACAATTCAGCAGTTGCATTTAAACAATTGTTTCCATTCTGGAGCATTGGACAAATTAACAGAACAATAAAATCATTGATTGAACAAGAAGTCTTGATGGTTGGAAATTACAACAAAGCCAAATATGACAGAACAAAATGGTTTGCATTCATTGATGAACAATCATTTGTTGTTTCCGATAAATCCAATTTACGGAAACAGAAAATGGATTTGTTGAATCCGACAAATGCAATTGTTGAAAACGGTCAACCTATACCAGATAGTAAACAACAGATAGAAAACAAAGATGATAAACACATATATAAAATGTCTATCGACATTTATCACAAATTTTGTTTATCAAATTTTGATGCACCTGCAAAGATTGATGCAGTACAAGGAAAAGCATTGAAGACTATTTTGGTTTACTTAAAGAAACTTTGTATTCAAAAAGGTAATCACACACCACAAGATATTTTAAATGCTTTACAATACATCTTTTCAAATTGGAAGAATCTTGAACCATTTCTTCAGAAGCAAGTAAAACTTTCACAAATAAATTCTAATTTAGTCAACATTATTCAACAACTAAAAAAAGAACAAGCAACAAATTCAATAGCTGATGACATCCTTGCAAAATATAGTTAAGACAATCACTTCACCAATTGATCCATTGTTCAACAGACAAATTCTGAAAATGAACATGAATGATGTGGTGAAGGTTCAGTTGAATAATCCACCAGCATCTTTGTATAAATCACATCTGTTGGAAGAAGAAAAGACCATTGACATTTTGATGTTGATGTTCATCAAGTTTCAGGACTTTTATAATTGCAAGACCAAGATGTCAAAAGAACAACTTGAAGAAACTGCATATATAATTGTTAATGAACATCGTGGAATCAATTTCATAGATGTTGCAATGTGTTTGAAACTTGCGAAGACAAAAGAAAAGATATATGACCGAATTGATGGTGGGATGATTCTTGGATGGATCAAAGACTTTGGAAATATTAAAACAGATTTGATTGTTCTTGAAAGACAGAAGCAGAAATCAAAACAAAATTCTGAATGGTCTGCACTTGGTGAAAGAACTTCAATTCAAAAATTAAAAGACTTTTTAAAATGACAAAAAAAGAACAAACAGAACATCTTCTGGACTTAGTAACAAGAAATCATCCAGACTTTCAGCAAGTTGATGCTTCTATATATTTGGCACTTGATGAATATGTACATAATGATGATTTACTTGATGCTGAAGAACAAATAGCAAAATGCAAAATTGATTTGAAGGTTCATCAACTTGCAATTATAACACTTGTAAAAAGAATTGAAGAAATTGATGCAAAAATTGAAATTACTGGATTGTTTAATAAGAATAATGACTGATGAGAAAGCAAAAAGAACAACAACTTCAGAAAGCAATTGTCAAATACATGAAGCTACAACACAAAGACATCTTGATGAATGGTTCACTTGGTGGTGTTTACATACAGAATGCCAGGCATCGTGATTATAAACAAAGAGGTTACACTTCAGGATTCCCAGATTTGTTCATCTATTCATCAAGGATTGTTGAAGGTGAAATCATCAACGGTCTTGCTATTGAATTGAAAGTCAAAGGAAATTATCCATCAGAAGCACAAAAGAATGTGATTGGTGTATTAAATAAAAACGGATATTTGGCTTGTGTTTGTACTGGACTTGATGAAACACTTGAAAGAATTGAATGGTATTTGAATTGTACCATTCCAGAAGTTGATGTAAACTATACAATCAAGAAATGAAAGCATTTCACTATATTGATAAAAATGATTTAGAGGTGTTAGACTTAATATCTTTATTAGACCATGCAACAGATTACAAATTATCATATGATGAAATAATTATTGCATTAAGTGTTTTAACAAAACATATTAATATAAAACCAAAAAAATGATATCAGTCAATTCAATTAGTGGTGGACAAACATCTGCATATATTTACGCAAATTATCCATCTGACTTCAATGTTTTTTCATTAGTAAGAACAAATGATATATCTTGTCTTTATCCAGATTCAAAAGTTAGACAACTTGTAAGTGATAAATTAGGACAAGAATTTATTGGGACACTTGAAGAAGATACAATTATTAAAACAATTTTAGATTTAGAGCAAGTTTACGGACATAGAATTGATTGGGTAACTGGAAAAACATTTGATGAATTAGTAAGTAATAAAAATGGAAAAACATTTCTACCTTCAGCAAAATTTAGAAAATGTTCTTCTGAACTAAAAGTTGTTCCGATTGCAAAATGGTGGTATGATAATATTCGAGAACCTATTGATATGCGAATAGGATTCAGAGCAAATGAACAGAGCAGAGCAGATACAATGATTAAAAGATTTGACAAAAATTTAATGCACACAGAAAAAATTTCTATTGGTAAAGATAAAAATGGTCGAAATATTTATGATTCTTTTCAATGGAGAACTTGTTCATTTCCATTAATTGAAGATAGAATTTTCAAAGATACAATTGTCAAATATTGGAAAGACAAACCAGTTAGATTTGCATACATGAATAATTGTGTAGGTTGCTTTAATAGAAATCCATTATTATTAAAACATCTAAGCACTAAGTTTGAAAACAAATATGATTGGTTTATGAATAAAGAGCAAAAATCTATTAAAGATTACAACAGACAATGGTACACAGACACAACTAAACCAAACTATTCACAAATTAAGAATTTAAAAAAACAAATAAAATTGTTTGATGATGATTTCAATGAATGTGATTCTGGACATTGTGGTCTATGAAAAATAAATGGCATCCAATTGAATGGATATACAAAGACTTTACATATTATCTTGGATTTGCAATCAAACAAACCAAAGATTCTGACTTGTCTGAAGACTTGGTGCAAGAAACATTCCTTCAATTGATGTCCATGAATCAACACAAGCTGCTTATCATCATAGATTCAGGAAAAATCAAGACATACATTTGTAAAATTCTGATGGTGAAATACTATTCAAAGAAGTCACAATTCAACAGAAAATATGTTCAATACAAAAAGAAGAAAATTGAAAGTGATGATTCATTCCTGGAACACTTAGCAAATAAGAATTCAGAAGATGTTGAAGAAATAAATATACACAACAAAATATTGAATCAAAAGATTGATGATTGTCTTGAATCAATGGATCAATATGATAAAGATTTATTCAAACTTTATTATGAAGCAGGTCTTTCAATCAGAAAGCTATCAAAAGAAACTGGCATTTCATTCAAAAGTATTCAATACACAATTGATAAAGTAAAAAAACACATTAAAAACCAAATATGATTCCATTCAAAGCAGATAGAGAACTTGCACAAAAAAGAATTGCAATTTGTGAATCTTGCAATCACTTCAGAAAGAAATCACGGACTTGTGGTACTGCAATAATTGGAACTAAAGTTGGAAAGAAAAGAACATGTGGTTGTTTCATGGATGCAAAAACAAAACTTTCATTTAGCAGATGTCCATTTGATAAGTGGAAAAGCCACCAAGTCACTAAGATTGATTATCTTGCAATCAAGAAATTATTGAATGATGTTGATAACACTATTAATCCAAATCAAAAGTCATTGTTGTATGATATGCAAAGAAAATATTTTGGTGGAAAAACAACTTCAAGCAATTGTGTACCTTGTTTAAATTCAGCATTAGTTGAAATGAAACAAATTATTGAAGAATATGAAAATTAAAACACATCCTGAAAGTCATGCCAAGAAACCTGGTTTCAAAATGCTCTATTATTAAGGATGTGTTTTTTTATAAAAACAAAAAGAATGGGAAAATTAGTATTACCAGTTGGAGTTGAAACAATTGCAACAAGACAAGATTCTTCAGTCAAGATAGTTCTATCAACTTATGAACTGAACACACAATCAGCAGTCAAGTTGTTTGATTTGAGAAAGACTGAATGCTTGATGTACTTATCAAGTGATAATATATCACAAGAAGAATTGGATGCTTTGGATGGATTCAAACTTTCATCTGAACACAATGATGGAAAAACACCTTCGCAAAGATTAAGAAGTGTCTTATATGTTTATTGGAAACAACACAAGCAGAAAGAATTTGAATTTGATATATTCTATCTTAGATACATGAATAGTCTGATTGACAAAATCAAAGACAAACTTGAATGAAGAAACACACAAAAACATACATGAATTACTTTGGTTATTTTGGTGATGAATTTATTCCTTGTGAAATGTGTGGAAAAAAAGCAGTTGATATTCACCACATAGAACCAAGACAATCTGGAGGTTCAAAGTTGAAAGATAATATTGAAAATTTGATGGCAGTTTGCCGAAGATGTCATCTGAAATATGGTGACAAAGAACAATACAAAAACTTATTACATGAAAGACACAAAGAAAAACTTGAAAGTTGTTAAGAAGAAAGAAGAAGATTATCCAAAAACTAAGGATGGCCAGGTTGATTTCATGAAGATGATTGATACAATGTTTGATGGACAAGTTGGAGTTGTTCAATATGTTCAGCAAATGTGCAAAGGTTATGCACTTGACCAATCTTTAAAGACTGCAAGTAATCTGATGAAGAAATTGGATGCTGGTATCACAGACATAAAAGTGCAAGATATTATTCCAACTGAAATAATTCCAAATAAAGATATATGAATTCATTTGAAATGATGTTTGGAAAACCAGAAATAACAGATACTCACAAAGGTATATTACCACAATTTATATCTAAGACACCACAAGGTACATTTAAGGCTATTGTAAAAGGAAAGTATCTTGGAACACACAAGAAGATGGAAGTTGCTTTGGATGTGATTAAGCAATACTTAAAATCTTAACAAGTCAAAGTGACAAATAGTGTCACAACTTTAAAACAAAAAAGATGGCATTTGAAAAAGGAAACAAACTTGCTGGAACAAGAAAAGGAATTCCAAATAAAACAACTTTGGAAATCAGAAATGCATTTCAGTTATTGATTGAAAACAACCAAGACAAAATGCAATTGTGGTTGACAGAAACAGCAATGGAAGAACCAGCAAGAGCATTGGAAATCATTTTGAAGATGTCTGAATATATTGTTCCTAAGCTATCAAGAACAGAAGTAAAAGCAGAAATTACAGATAAGTCAATTGTTATTAATTTAAGACCATTGGATGTCAACAACAATTGATATAGACTTATTTCCAAAGCAAGTTGAATGCTTTCAATACTTAGAAGATGATTCAACAACTGAAATTCTTTTTGGTGGTGGTGCAGGTGGTTCAAAAACTTTTACTGGTTGCCTTTGGCAAATACACAGAAGACTTCAATATGCTGGAACAAGAAGTGTGATTGGAAGAAGTAAATTGAAGAATCTAAAGTCAACAACTTTGAACACATTTTTTGAAGTTGCACAAGACTTTTGTGGTTTGAAACCAAATGAAGATTTCACATACAATGCACAAGATTCAACAATCACTTTCTTCAACGGTTCAATTATATATTTGAAAGATTTGTTTTTATATCCAAGTGATCCAGACTTCACTTCACTTGGTGGACTTGAAATCACAGATTGTTTCATTGATGAATGTTCTGAAGTTTCACACAAGGCAATCAACATTCTAAATTCAAGAATAAGATTCAAGCTGGACAAATACAATCTAATTCCAAAAACATTGATGACTTGCAATCCAACAAAAACTTGGTTGTATTCTGAATTTTATAAACCAGCAAAAGAAAACAGACTTCAAAGTCACAGACAATTCATTCAATCACTTGTGACAGACAATAAAGCAATTTCAATACATTACATTAACCAGCTTGAAAAACTTGATAAGGTGTCAAGACAAAGACTTCTTCTTGGTGATTGGGAATACAATGAAGATGATGCATTGCTTTTTGATTATGATGCAATCCATGATATGTTTACCAATTCAATTGAAAGTGGTTTAGGTTTCATCACTTGTGATGTTGCCAGATTTGGTGCAGATAAAACGGTCTTGATGTTCTGGAATGGAATGTCAGTTGAAAAGATTGTGATGCTGGACAAATCTTCAATATTTGACACAATAGATGCAATCAAATCAATGGCACTTCAACACAATGTTCAAAGGTCACACATCATTGTTGATGAAGATGGTGTTGGTGGTGGTGTTAAAGATGGTCTTTCTGGTATCAAAGGATTTGTGAATGGAAGTAAAGCATTAAAGTCAGAAAACTTTCAGAACTTAAAAACACAATGCTACTTTAAACTTGGTGAAATGGTGAATGCTGGAAAGCTATCAATTAAAGATTCAAGATATAAACAAACAATCATTGAAGAACTTGAAATCATCAAGCGTGACAAATTAGATAAGGACACACAAAAGCTTTCAATTGTACCAAAGGACACAATGAAACAATTGCTTGGAAGGTCACCAGATTATGCTGATGCATTGATGATGAGAATGTGGTATGAAGTCAAAGGAAATTACGGAGTATATGCTTTCTGAAAGGAAAAAACAAAACAATCAACTTTAAACTATTGAAATGAAAAAGACTTTTGAAATAGACATTCCTACAATTTGGGATGATGTTAGTATTAAGAAGTATCAAAATTATATTGATGCAATTAAAGACTTAGTTGATGAAAGGAAAATCATCATTAAAACAATAAGTGTGTTGTGTTCAATTCCTGAATATGTGGTTGAAGTTATGAAGCTGAAAGACTTGAAGATAATTCAAGAAAACTTACAGAAATTAATCAATCATCCAGTCAACAAAACCATCATTAACAAGATTGAGATTGATGGAATAAAATATGGCTTCCATCCAAATCTTGATGAATTGACACTTGGTGAATTTGTAGATGTTGAAACATTCACAAAGGAAAATGACATTGCAAAGATGATGTCAATTCTTTATAGACCAATAGTCAAAGAAGATGGAAACAGATATGACATTGAACCATATGATTTTGATGTGCATTCAATTAATAGTGTTAAATTTGAAAGATTATCAATCAATGTAGGAAATGCAATTGTGGTTTTTTTTTGGACTTTAGGTCAAGAATTATTGAACAATTTTCATCAGTCTTCAAAGGTGGTGGAAAAAAATCAGTAAGTTCAAATTATGGATGGTTTGCAATTATTGATTCTCTTGCTGGAGGTGATTTATTGAAGATTGATCCAATTACTAATCTACCATTGATGTTGTGTTTGACTAAACTTTCACTTGATGCAGATAAACAAATTGAAAGAGATAAAGAGGCAAGACAAAAACAAAACAAAACAAAAAGAAGATGATAACTTACAAAGCCATCATTCAGTACTTTGATTCTAT